ATCAATCGCGGCAAGCCCGTTTGATCCACTCGTAACTGGCGGCGCAACGGGTTTAGCACTGCCTAATCCTGGCTCGGTGTATGCCGTTCCAGGTAACGGCGTCCCGGCATTAGGTGACAGTCCTAAATCGTTAGGCTGTCCAGGCCCAGTTTGATCAATTGCGGGCTGATTATCATTGACCGGCGCGACAGTCGCCGCCAAACCGCCAGGAGCTGTAACCGCTTGAGGCGGCGGCGGCGATTCCTGGATATCGCCAGTATTAACTTGCGGCGGCGCTAAACCAGATTGAGAAAAAGGCACAACATTTGAATAATCGCCTAACGCGCTAGGATCAAATAAAAGCCCATTTGCGTCCGGCACATTGCCGCCGTCATCGTAGCGCGGAACCTTGCCTCCGCGCGCGAGACCAAGGTTATCCCCCATGTCTTGCATCGCATCATTGAAGCTGTCTCCTAATGATGAGTTTTGAAAAGCAGTTCCTAAGCTTTTTAGCCCCGATGTAATTTGATTGTTTTGATTTGCGGCTTGGGAATTATTATTGCCGCTGTTCATATTTAAACTTGGCGCCTGCATATGCGTTCCAGGCAAACTAACAGATGGAACATACCCGCCAAATTGAGGATCAACCGGCATAGCATATGGATAGGAGCCAACCGTATCATTAATGGCCGCACCGCCTAATCCGCCTCCTATGGCCATTTTAGGTTTAACTGCACCACCGCGATTAAGAAATAGGCCCGCAAGCCCTATTCCGGCTCCTAGAATAGAATTAGCCGAATTGCCCTGCGTTGTGCTGGTGCCGTAAGAAGTCGAGCCCATATTTGGGCCAGTCGCATCCGCAATCCCGGCCAGCCAAGAGGCTTGCTGATAAGGAAAAGCCAACTGATTTTGATATTGCTGGTAATTAGCCGTATCCAAAGCCTGAGATGTTTGTTGTTGTTGAGTTCCTACGCCATATTGAGCCTGTCCACTCGCTAAGCCGGTATTTGCAACTTGCGAACCAAGACCGGCTTGTAATTCCGCCGCTGGAAGGTACTGAGCCCGATTTGCTTGCGCGGCTCCGAGGTTTACTTCTTGCTGATTATTTGCTTCTCCTAACGCCTGCGTATAATTTTGATTATTGAGGTTTGCTAAAGTCGAATTTGTGGCGAGAGCTTGCTGGTTGGCAAGGTTTCCAGCTGCAACGCCGTTACGATCACCGCCAAATGCTCCCGACCCAATCGCTTGCGATGCTAAGGCTTGATCTTGTTGTTGATTAGCATTATTAATATTGGCCATCGTTGAATTGATGACCTGAGATTGATACGGGCTTTCATATTGAGAAATTGCATTAGCATCAACCGGCGTCGCATTAACTTGTTGTAAACTTGCACCAGCTAACCCAGACGCGTTATCAATATAAGGTTGCTGCGATTGTTGAACATTGTTAATCGTTGCTTGGCCAAGATTTTGTTGCGAATTCGTAGGCGCAACAAGCTGTCCCGTATAAGCTTGATACGGGGTCTGCGCAAGACTTTGCGCGGTTCCTAAAACCTGATTATAAGCAGACATCGCAGCAGCATTGGGCGTCGTTGATTGCTGCTGTGTTTGCTGAGAAGTCGTTTTAGACCCCAAAAATAATATCCCTTATCACGCTGCCGCTCTATTTAATTGTGGTGAATAAACAAAAAATTCACCCGCCTTCGGAAGCATCCGCCCATATAATTTAACTTTGGCTTCCATGCGAATATTCGATAAAACGCCTATTGTAAGATCCAAACCAGTTTCGTCCGCGCATTTCTTAGCAAACTCAATCAATGGTTTCGCACACGATGGACGGCGATGATCGGGGTGACAAAAATTAAATAATTCCAGTAATTGCAAATCATCAGAATACCATACTGGATCAATCAAAATACAGATTGCGCCGCGCAAATCATTTTGATTGCCTACAACGCCAATAATTCCCATTTGCCCCGCTAAACAGCGCCGAATTACATATCTGACTTTTTCAATATTAAGCGGATGCTGGCCGTTTTCTTCATGCAGCATCACGCATAAATCCATAACCGCCTTTTCATCTAAAGGCGTTGCAATACGCACTTCGTTCAATTCAATTACTTTCGTGCAGGTCCAGGTAATTTTTTCAATGTTTTGACATTTTCGGCGCGTATTTTTTTTACAAACGCATCAAGAATGGCATGACCGCGTTTGATGTCACCGTCGCCAAGTTTTGCAACCGCTTCAGGCGGAATCACATATTCCCCGCCAGCGGCAATGATATCAACGCCTTCTTTTTGCACTAAACCGCCGCCCGCGCGTTTTTTTGTGCCATAAGGGCCACTTGCGGCAGAACCGTAAGGGCCTTTGTTAAACATCTGTTCTAAAACTTTATGACCTGCTAATGTATTTCCCTCCGCGCCCGGAACAGCCGATACAACATCCGCCGGGACGACATAAGAGTTTGCCGGAACCGTGATATGATGCTTATCTGTCCTGCCCCCAACGGGCGATAAAATCGGGCCGGTAAAAATATCATCACCCATAATATGGAATCTTTACCGGGTTGCCATCAACTATGACCGTCACGAAACCAATAGGATTGCTCGGCAATGTTGCAGTTCCGGCAATGGCACTTGTTGATGTTCCGGTTTGAGACGGAAAAATGTTTGAAATGGTCTGGTTTAAAGCGCCAATTGCGGTCACTACGTTTTGAACCGCCGTTGTAATGATTTGAAGTGACGGAAACGAACCGCTATTGCCTGAGGACGGATCAGCCATTTATCATTGTCTCCCGTCCGGCGCATATCTGAATTTACATCCGCCCAAACGCCAGAACGAACCTAAATCATCCGATGCAACATTGATTGCAAGAAACCTATTTCTGGCTCGCGGATTGAAAAAATTTGTGGATCGCGTCACTGTATAAGGCCCATAAACTGATGGCACTTGACTTGGATCATCAATCGCGCCCGCATCATTATAACCATAAAGAGTCATTTGAATTGTAGCTGTTTGCGGCGCATTATAAAATCCCCATTTAAAATCAGGCATGACGCGATCTATAAACGGTATATCCTCGCCATCGCTCAACATGAAAAAACCGGTTTGAAACGATGAATTCAGCGCGGTTCCATTTGCATCGTTTGATGTTTCATGTTGATAAATGTATCCTGATGTATCGGTTCCTATCGGAGATCCTAAAACCGATTGGTCAATCCATGCTGTACGTGCTAAAAGCCCGTAATCCCATTCGTTTGTGAGCGTATTTAACTTAACGTAGCTATCGTTTTCGCCTGAGACACTCGAATTTGATGGATAATACCAAGCCATTTCATTAAATTGCGAGTTTGCGGCGGCTCGAATATTTCCAGCATAAGCGGTATTAAGATTTTGAAAAATAACATCCCAAACCGTGCATTCAATCGGAGAAACTGACCCGCCGCTTAGCACAAAAAACGCTTTTTGACTCATCCAATAAACGGATGTTTCAATAACCTCCGCTGCGTGCTGTCCAATCAGTCCACAACCACTTGCAATCTCGTTAAATCCCCAAACAAGCGGATACCCGACATAGGTCATCGACCAAATTGACAAATCTGTCCAAATTAAGGCTTGCTGCGGGCTTTGTAGCCCACCTACGATCTTTGATCCTCTTGGAATACGATAGGTTCCTGCCTGATTTCCGGTTGCAGCCGTCCAAACATTATAATTTCCGGCATCGCACCACGCTACAAGCATTGGATCGGATACGTTAAAGGTCGAAGCCCCCCAAGCCACGATCATTTCTTCCGGCATGGCGAGGAAAATACCGCCATTTGCTATTGGAGCTTGTGGAATAACCTGCCCATAAAGGTTTCCAGTGGTTGGTCCCCACGTAAATATAGGCCCTCCATTGGAGCACGCGACTAAAATTTCTCCAAAATTGTCCAAAGACCAGTTGGACGCTTGAATTTCGGTTCCTGTATGGATCGGCAATGGAAAACCGCTGCCGTATCCGCCTTCGCCATAAGTTCCAATGCCGTAACCGCTATTCAAATCGACCAACGTTGGAGCAATCCAATCCGTAATTTGAGCGTTTCCGCCGTTCATCGCAGCGCTTGCTGTAGAAGTCGCGATTGTTGCTGCCACGAATGAAAATGTATTGGCGTCCGTAACAGAATAAACAACATAAAAACCAGAAATATTTATTCCGCCAACCGATGTTAAAATAGGATAAGTGATTGTTTGACCAACGGTATAGACGTGATTGGCAAAAATCACAGTGACTGTAGCAGAATTGGCGTTTGTATAAAAAACCGGAACCGCGCCGCCATTTGTTATGGTAGATGTCGCGGCAGCCGCCGCATTAATATAGAAATAATCCGGCCCGAAATATTCAGCTACGGCATAGACGCCAAATAAAATAACCCCGCCAACCGAAACCGGCGTATTGAAAACGATAACATCATCTTCGCCGACCTGACTTCCCGGCGCATAAACAAGAACTTTTGTTTGTCCAGCAACAGTGCTAAAAGCATTCGAAATGTTAATGACATTGTATTGTGGTGTAATGTTGTTTAGCACGCCATTTGTGATTACACCGAGATAATTTACTGCCCCGATGCCTAAATGGGTTACAGCTTCTAGATCTTCCCAAGCATGAAGATCGCGCGGGATACCAGGAATAGCGGACGGGTAAAACAAATCCCAGCCGCCAAGTTTTTGAACAAGGCCTTCACGAAACCGGATAAGCTGAGAAGATGAGATGGATGCTTCGTTGAGAACCGGCGTTTTCTCGGCATTGACGCCGCCAACAAGTTTAACGGTTGCAAAAGGCATTAACGGCTCGGTGTTGCATTTTTAGAAGGAGAATAACTTGTCCATGCCGAACTTTGGAATTTTCTCCTAGCCTCTTCCGTATCTGCCGACGCCTTCAGAATTTGATATTGATTTTCCCACGATTGCGCCATCTGAGGATTGTCAGTTTGCGCACCAAAATTCTTCATGTAACCTGACATATAGACCATGCTCGCGGCGATAAATAAATCCGGCAATTCGAGCGTTAGAAACGTTGTTGTGTTTGTGGACGAAAGCGGCGTAATGCGGGATGTCCCTACTATTTCAACGGTATAATTTGAATCCGGCCACGGCCCGACGATAATGGTATGATCGTCAAACATGGCATAACGAACCGGAAGGCTCATTGATGAAACATTCGGGTAGATAAGATCAAGATAATCACGCGAGGCTGGCACAAGCGGATTGCGTGTTGAATTACTCGGATTTGTTGACCCGGTAGGCGTCAGAACATTAATGCTTTGAACCGTTATAAACTTCGCGACAACAAGATTGTTGATTGTTAAAGTTGGGAGGGTTAGCAACCGGTTACGCAGATTAAAAGAAAGACTTGTATCGGAATTGACCGTCGTTAAAAGATCAAGCTCCCTCTGTATCCGCTGTTCGGCATAGTCGATACATCCGGGCAAAATAGTTTGAAAATTTGCATCCGTCACGTTCTCGGCCATCAATGTGGCGAGCTGCGTCTGATAGCCGTTATAATCATAACTCATGATGGTTGCTGAATTGGATCATCTTCGATGGCAATCGCTTCGTTCATTTCGTTCGCATCAAGTTCAGTCAAAGCATAAGGCGTCGTGACATAACCGCCTTCTTCATTTGCGCTCCAATTGCAAGGGCGCGGGTTTTTAACTGGAATAGGATCGGCACTCAAAACCCTTGACATGAGCTGTTGTTGCGGGATATCTAAGCAACGGTCGCAAACAAGTATCCGCTGGTTGACCAGCTTATTTCCGGCCCATTCGAATTGCCATTGAAGGTCTACAAGGTTCCTCAAATCGTAGCATCTGTCGCATACAGCCCATGCTTGAGGATTTCTTGCGCTAACTCTAGCCTTGCCGTGAGGACGCCATGCCATTTATTAATTACCTACAGGAAAAAACATGGGTTTCTTTAATCCTACACCTCAACCTAAATTGAATGGACAAAATTCAATTGAGGACGCTCATCAAAATCGAATTCTTGAAGATAAATATCAAATTCCACTAATTGAAGCGAACCATCGAAAATCAATGCTTGAAGATCATTATCAGCAATATCTATTTACTTCAGATGAAATAGAACGCATGAAAAATGAAGAAGCTCTACGCAAAGTAAACCAGTTTGCATGTAGATATCCGTTTAATGACTGCACGCCCGAAATTAATCATTGGAATTACGAATATAAACAAGACGATAACATCAGCCAAAAAATTACGCCTGCATTGACGCGTTATCTTGATATATGCCTAAGCAAGATTGGCCTTATGCGGATACCTAAATCCGGTAATAAGAATTGAGCCCAGGCGTAATATATAAATCCGCGTTTTCCGTATTTTGATCCGCGAAGATACCCCATGCTTCTTTGTAATCGGCTTTCCGCATCGCTTCTAGGGCTGGCGCATAGATGCGAGACAGCCGATACGCCATTCCAGCCACTAGCGCGTCAAGGGCAAGATACGTCACTTCCGGCAGACCAACATTTGCCGGATTGACATCTTGTACCTGCCGGAAACGGTAGAACCCGCATTGATAATCCTGATCGGGAACAGGCCAGAACGTAATCGTCGGGCTGATTAATCTATCAAACCAGAAACCAGTCGGACGTTCTTGTTGCGTTTTGATTGGCATCGCCGCATATTCGGATCGCGACATTGGCGTGATGATGAGATCGGTACGTGGACCTGCCGTTGTATTGAAATCTGGATTATTCCAATTTGGTGAAAAATCAGATGAATTCAGCGAAACGTAACAATCTAAAATCATAACAGTTGCGGGATCGACCGGATAAGTGCAAACTCCCTGCGTCAATTGAATGGTTTGAAGATCGACAGTCCATAAATTTGGGCCAGAATTAGACCATTCGACTTGCAATAAATTCGCTTCATTGCGGGCATGCTGAATATGCTGAACTGTAATTGCCGTAGGTTCAATTTGTAACCGAGCAAAAGCCATAAGCAAGACTTCGCCAACCGATGGCGCAAATAAATAGGTGTTTGATGTTGTTTGCGGATAAATAGGCATCAGTACGGAACGGAGCCCATTTGAGCAATAGTCGTTTTAACGGAACCTGACCCGCTATTTAAAAGAACCCGCATCCAAATCGGCACCTGCGTGATAACCAAATATTGATCTGCGGTATTGTTCGCTGTTCCGAGTAAATAATCATTCCAATTCACAAGCCACGGCGATACTGGAAAAGATTGCGAATTAGGATCATCATTTGTCCCTTGAACGGTATAATTCACGGTCCCTGTTACTTCGCTATGTGCCGTCGCATTTGGAAGAGCCCATTCATCAAACCGGAACCAAGGCGACGATGCGATCCCGTTAGTCCCTACCGTTACAGTCGAGGCGGTTGCTTGAGAAGATGAGATTTTCGTAACCGTCAAATAATCAAGCGCGCTGTAAACCGCCGCCGCGTTCCCGCCATTAAAAATTTCCGATATAAATATCCCGCTTTTAGCGGTCCCCGTTAAAGTCCAAATCAATCCGCTGTCGTTACCTGCCGAGGTAATCAATACTCTTCGCGGCGTATCAAGTGTCGCAATTCCGTTTGAAGCCAAAGAACCATTAATCGTTAATGATCCGGCTCCGGCCAAGGACTGAGATAGCGCGATATTGTTAGGCGAGGCTGACGCCAGCGGCCCAACCGTAATGGTTTTAGGGAGCATTAGTCGATGTCGCCAACTTGGGTTTTATGATCCGTGGCTTGGGTTACTTTAGCCGCTGAAGTAAAGGGTGCTTCATTGCAGCCAACACGTCCGCCTGATTTCCGCATGGGTTTCCCAGCTTTCATTTTTGGCGCTTTGCCTTCGACTTTCATTGCTTTAACCATACCGCCGGATTTCTTTGCGGTCGCATCGGATTTGACGCCTTTTTCAATCGACATATTTGGAGCCGGATTAGCGTCTTTTACGCCAACCATGCCGCCGTCAGCCTTGCAAGATTTCTTACCCTTCATAATATCATCTCCAATGATTAAAAAATTATACAGGCGTCACACCATAAAGCGGGACAGGATTGGCAGGCGTTGCAGAAATAAGATTGTAAAGTGGTACCGTCATAAAGATTGAAACACGATTTGACCCGTTGGCATAGTTCGTCGAGGTGACGCCTGCCGTGGCACCGCGCGCGCTGACCTGGAAAGTTCCTCTCACATCGCCTGTCGTGGTCGTTGCAGGTGACGTCTGATCTCCCGCAATCCATTGCGAGGTCGTGCTACCCGATGTCGTCTGAAATGAACCTGCATAAAACAGATCAGTATATTCATACAAATCGGAACGGCAGGCGAAACCAAATGTGTCTGACGTTTGTACGGTATAGTTATGCGCGTCACTAAACTGAGGCGTCGCGGATAAAAACCATTTATAGGTTTTCTTTCCATAGGTAGTGGTTGCACCTGCTCCCGCCGTAATCAGCTCCGATTGCGGTTGACCATAGATGTCGTATCCTTTAATCAAAACGCCTCCGCCGGTGCCGCCTGCAACCCCGGTGACACAAACCCCGCGCATTAAGGTTTGTTTCGGATCAAGAAGCTTCAAAACACCGGCGGCAAGATAAGGAGAATGAGCCGTCGCGACAGATGCCCCGAACAATGTGGTAAAAATATTACCAGACCCGACAGGAGCAGTTGTGCTTGTCGCTAAAGGTGCATTGGTAAGCGTAATGGATGTCGTGCCGACGGAAGCAACCTGCGTAATCAGCGGAATCGTTCCGCCAACATTGCCGACATTACCAATGACCAGCCATTGGCCTTGATAATATAAACCAAGCGTTCCAGATGATGGCGTTGCGGTAACGCTGCTAGCGGTGACGTTGAGCGTTCCCCATCCAAAATCAAGACAGATGGCATTCGAAATTAGGGTTTGCGTATTAAATTGATAAAACGGAACGTTGAGCGTTGCGCCAGCCGCCGCAGTGGAGATATTGGTAAGCGCTGTTCCGTTTGTTGCATTTCCAGCGACAGTCAAAGCTTGCTGTCCAGATGGAACGCCATCTGTCATCAGGAAATATGGTGAGTTGAGATGCGACGGAATTGAGCCTGGAAGCACATTCCCAAGCGGTACGGAAGAGCGCACATCCGGGATGGCATCGCCTTGGTATTCAAGCGACGGGCCAAACTCAATGCTATAGTCTTGCGGATAAGGTTGCAGGCCTCCGAGCGGCCCGATAATCAGGCTTGGCCCTGTAAGAATCGTGGATGACATTATTTATCCTCACTAAGAAGCGTCATATGCAAGTTCCTTTGTTGCGAAATATACAAGCATACTATACTTCAAGAAGTTGGGAAACTTGCGTAGCACGACCGCCAGTTTGTGTAGCCGAATGAGTATCTTTCATAACCTTTCACAAGCAGATTGTCCGTTACTTCGTCAACCCACATATCGGTTTCATACGGCACACGTTCCATATACATGAGCCCTTCAATGTTCGTCAGAAGGAACCATGCGTAGGACGAGCTGAGATAGTCATTAACCACGTAGCTTTCCGCCAAACCGCCTGCGGTGAACGAAATCACATTCACGTCGTTATCGGCAGTGCCGGGGCGCAGTTCGGTTTTTGTCAGCCGGATGGCGACGGGTTCAAGTTGCGGTGGAACTACAAGCTTTCGAGCCCGTGCAAACATCTTCAAACCGGCGACATCTTTCCAGTTAGTCCTGACTGAAACCATGCCGTTGAGCAGCGATCCTTCGCTTAGATCGACCTGGATTGATGGCGTATTGGCAATCGTAGACCCGTCAATCGGGTGGGCGGTATTGAACAGCGATACGCCATCATATCCAACGGCCGAATTATACGTCTGCCCAAGGTTCAGAACAGCGGCACCGTAGATTTCTTTGGTTTGTACAAAGCTTTCCATCAAACCAAGATTGGAGGCTTTGAACTGCGCCTTGTACTGATTATCGTCAATCAGTTTTCGAGTAAGCGCATAACCGAGCGAGATTTCGTTATGTTCTTGGTTCGCCACATAACGCTCGCCCGCGTTGTTATCAAATTGTGTCGCGCCGCCTTCTTGTTTTAAGCGGGCAAGACCAAGGAACCGAAGTTCTGCGGTGCGTTCCAGCCCCATTTTTGAGGTTGTTTTGGTAAAGATTTTATCATATTGTGTAGGTATCTGAGGATATTTCCCGGTGATACCGCGAAGACCTGGAAAAAGAAGGTCTCTAATAGCCGATGTATTTGTTGCCATAGTTTAAAGCCTCCCTTAAATACCAGTCGTGGATTTGAAGTCTTGCCAGTTGAATGTCACAACGATATCGTTGTAAGCAGTCGTTGGATCAGCGCCGTTGTATGTCGGCGGATCGGAGACAAGACCAAAAATCCTGAACGGTAGCGTGGAGGTTGTATTTATGGTGGCGAAATCGACAGATGCGCCAGATACGCCAGTTGCGGTGTTTCCGGTTCCAAGCGCGAAATTGATGTTGTTTCCAATGGATGCTTTTGTTACCGGACCGCCATCGCTGGATTGAACCTGGAACAAAGCATCGGATTGGTTGATGACCCATGCGGTAACATCGCCAATCGCATCGGAGCCTGGCCAATATGGTGACTTCCAGCGGAAACCACGCGACGCCGAAATATATTCGCAACCGATAAAGATGCCGTGAATTTGCGTCGTTCCGGCAGTCGCTTGTGTGATGTACCCGGTATTAAGTGAGACAACGGGATCGCCGTAATAAATTGGCGTCGCGTTAGTCGAAGCAATTAAACGAGGTTGTTCTGAAAAACTAGGTGCTGATCCGCCGACGAAACCGATATGACGGAATCCATACGGCGATTGGGTATTTGCCATTTGAAATGTCCTTGAGAGGAATGGCCGTTTCCGCGTTCGCCGCTGGCATTAGGCAACATGATGAAATAAAAACCTCTCTGCTTCGTGCTTCGAGAAATAGGAAACCCGTTTCCATAACGGGGTAGAAAAACTCTATTGTTAAATGTTATTCAGGAATGGAAATAGGCGCGTATGTTTTTACGATACTGGCGCGCGGCGCATTTCCTTCATCGCGAGGTAATGTACCTGCCGGTGTCGCACGGAGTTGCTCTTCCTTCATGGCAATTTCCATCCTGGCCTTACGAAGATCGCGGCGTTTTGCTTCGTCTGTGATTTCCTTCGGACGCTCCATCAGAATAAGTCCGTCCTGCTCGCACATGATATTTGGATGGCGAGAGGCTGGAACAACTTCCCAACCACGGCGTTGAACGTTCATCTGATGAGCTTTTTCTTCTTGCCCATAAACGGAACAGCGCTTATATTCGTAAGACCACCCATCTGGTATTTCATGCGGCGGGATGTAATATTTATCCGAGCCATCTTCATGAAAAACACTGCCTTCCCGTAATTCGCGTGCACGCGCGGCAGCGTCACGAATAGGGGCGCGAACTTCTCGATCAACTACAGGTGGCCGGGATGCTGGCGCAGGCTGCGGCTCATGTTGCTGAGGAGATGCGGCGCGCGCTAATCCGCCAGCAGGTTGATTTTGTTTCGGTATGTTATGTTCTGACATGGTGCCTCAATGTTTGATTTTACCTTCGTTTTTAAGAGCAAGAAGATTTTCCGCGTATTCTTTCAAACTCAACCCGCTAAATTCAGCAGCGTCACGTTGAGCTTGCGTCAAAGTAATTGACCGTGAGTTAGATGACTGTGTATTTACTGATCGGGAAACCGGGGCCGCAATCGGAGCTTTGCGAGGTTCTTTTTGAAGCTGTTCTTCTTGCTCATCTTGCTTACGTGTAGCATCATCGTTATGACCAAAACCAAGCATTTTTTCGATGTAAGCAAAATATTCAGGACTTTCGACTGTAATATCTTCAGCAACGGCCATGCCATGCGCGGCAATCATTTTTTGATTAAGCTTTGCATTCGTGGCACATTCAGGATGCGCGCGGAGCCAAACGGCTGATTTTGGCGGGAGGTTAGAGGCCAAAGCTTCTACAGGGTCCGCAGGCTCCTGTTTAATGACGCGGCCTTCGGTTGGCTTGGAAGCCGTAAGCTGCTCTTCCATTGCAGCCTTGCGGCGGCTGAGGTCTTTTAAATCTGAGGTAAGTTGGCCTAAAAGCTCAGTAGCATCGGCGGATTTCTCAAAATCACCGGTTTGCTGCGCTTCGATAAGTTGAGCCCGCGCCGCTTTGCGTTTGCTTTCTAGCACTTCGGCTTCTGCTAGAAGAGCCGCTTCTTTGTCGCCTACCGCAGATGCCCGCGTTTCTTTTTCACGGGCTTCGGCTTCGCGCGCCCTTGCTTCAAGAATGGCTTGCTGACGGCGGAGTTCTTCAACCTGCTTTTTTAGGCTAGGAACTTCGCTTTCAGGTTCTGCTTTGATTTCATGTTTTTTAGCAACTGGCGCGGTTTCGGTTAATCCCGCATCATTGCCAAGATCGCCTTCAATTTCAATTTCGAGGTTATCGTCTGATATGTTTTGATCTAAAAGAAGATCATCGTCTTCGATCTTGTCGTTTTTATCAATGCTCATCATTTGCCTTTAATTTTCGCGTTGGACTTAGCGTCGATCTTGGCTTCTTCAACCTTTGACATCCTCCCCGCATTAACAGCTTGCGTTGCTCTTGCCTTTGCATTGACGGCATGAGATTTATCTGGAATTGGATAACTCTTATCCGGTCCAGCAAACTCTTTCGCAGGCAGCTTATTACGTGCTTTAGTTGTTAGTTTAGCCATGATAATATCTCATTGAACGGAGCTTAGGCGAAATTCGTCGAACCAGCCGGATTGAAGCGAATTGACATCAAACCATTCGCATCTGTAGCTGATACGGCGGTCAGCGATTGATATTTCTGTGATAAGCGCGATGATACCATTTTGTTTCTCATTGCCGTCAATAACAACGCGGTCGAAAATGGAGAACTGCGTCTCAAATGTTGCCATCAATCACCAAATGGCATCGGGGCGGGGGATAATCAGGCGCACGGCTGTATCCGGCAAAATCCGGCAATCAATTTCTTTGCCTTCGTAATCCGCAATACCAAGTGACCAGCTATCGGATAGCCGGAATGCAACCCATTGGCCAACATCGACCGTTTGCCCGTGGAAGCTGACGCGATCATCGTCCACAAACGCAATCGGGCCTTTTTTAATCACAAGCGCGGATTTGCCTTGATATTTATCCTCGTCTTTTGTTGCATCGGAGATATAAATACCGCTTGCGGTTTTGTCTGGACGCTTGTAGATTGCAACCATGATGTAGTTGCTTAATAGCTTAAAATCATCAAAATCTTTTGGCAGCTTATTGAGGATTTTTTCTACCGGGTCCGCATCGTGGGACATCATCATCAACGGCATAAATCAGATTTCCTCTTTTGTTTTCCCGTTTAGGTTGTCTAGAACTTCGTCCATGAGATGCACCGCATCCCAAAGGCCCTTTATACGGCCAGCCCGATCACGGTAATCGGCGTAATCGGTTGCACTGCCTTTGGCTAAGGCCAT